GTCTTCCAATGCATCACAACCTCTAAACCTACTGAAACTTCGCGGGGACGCAAATCCGCTCTTTCTCAGCAGCACACACGGGAGTGAAGCTTTCTAGCTGTACAAACATGCTATTCGTGTGTGGTACAACCACACATGAACTATATGTTATGCATGATTGCACTGCCTCCTACGGGTTTACAGGCCTGTAGTCGGCAAAACGGGGTACTAATTGATATGCATCCACTGCCCCCCCGATGGCAGCGGCGGTGCCCAAGCTAAGCACCGGTGATGGCCCTCCCCTGGTATAAACCAGTGGAGGCGAGCACAAGAAGTATGCAAGTTGAGCATCATCTCCAGCCCTTACAGAAAACTTACTGTTGGGCGGGCTGTAAAGAGCTGCCCTTGCAAAATCTTGAGACTCGAAACTCTCATACTCGGACAAATTGTTTGACTCATTAATGTCCTTAATACAAGGGTTGACCATGACCTTCTTGGTCTGACTATAAAATGGCACCTTCACATGGCTATATGGTCCTGGCTCGTAAATCACAGAACCTGTTCCCAAAAGTCCATTGCTAGGGTTAACTTCATTGACAATGGTCACAAAGGTTTCGGGCCTCTGGTCCGTAATAGTGCCTGTAGCACCAGACAAGGGCGTCTGGTCAAATGACACTATGTCGTAACAAGTAGATCCCCTGGCAAATAAATAACAAGAATTAATAATTGCCCGGGAACTCTTCTTAAAAGAACCGACATACCTATGACTACCAGTGACATCAATGAGCTTCCCTACAAAATGCGGGACTTCAAACCAGGTAGGCAACATTACAGGAGAGTCAGCTTCCAAAAATGGATACAATGATGACCACTCTGCCCTAGAAATCAACTGTTTCAAAGACAAAATCCTCTCACCTATGCATGCGCAATCAGGTTGAATGTCATCATTGTTGCCCTGGTCAATAGGAACACCAGACTGGGCAACCACCATCTCAGACTCTGGAAGCTTGTACCCATCAACCTGCTCAGTCCTGTAATCAGCAGCTGGATCCAATATGTAATCTCCTGGGGTAGGGAAAGCGTATTCCATGCCTTCCATTGCCGACACCTCGATGGCGAAATCCACAAACTCATCCACATTTTCAGGGTGGCTAATCCTGTCTACTACATGAATGGTGAACACTCCATATGGCTCCCCTATCTCACAATAAGGCTTGTTATACACAAATGGGCATGCAAACTCAATTTCATTGTCCTCCCTAAGGTCCCAAATTGTTACCTGGGAATACAAATCCATGTCTGCCTGCTCTGGTACGTACAACTTCCTGTCGGCGTGAGATATGTCAGTGTATGGTGTAAACACTAACGCCAACCTACCAGCATGGAACCTAGTCTTATTGCACTTAACCTTGAACTTGAACCCACCTCTGTAATATTTAAACAAAGTCCCTAACATGAAATTTGGAGTTGTATCAACAGGGACTCCGTTAGTTAACATAAGAGGAATGTCCAAGCCGTTAGAAAATGCAGAATTAGATGGGTCCAGCCAATGAATCGGAGGCCTGTTCAGAATGATGTTAGATGACGGAATGACTTCTTTAGAATACATGGCTGCTGGGCATAATGCCACTAAGCTCTGGAGACCTGAATTGGCTGCAGATACCTTAAAATAACCCATAAAAGCATACCTGGAAGAAACATAATCAATAGCCATCTCGTCTACATCCACACCTCCCATATTGGAAATCACAGCCAATTTGTTATCTTGGAGGAGACCCATATTAAATGAAGTGTCAGGGCCATCTGCATTGTTTTGGTAATGGTTCTGAGACGGCCAAAACCGAGCATTCTGTTCCAATTGCAGAGGCCTAGAGTAACCAAATGCGGCCACGACGTTAGATGCTACCCTCGTTGCCCACGATACCGGCCTAGCTATTGCAGACAAAACGGGAATCTTCCCCACTACTCTGGCAACCCTAGATGCAGCATACAAAGGGCCAGAAAGGGGACCATCTCGCTCCACATCTTCCTCAAGCTTGGACCCAATACCGGACTGCGCAACGACATCTCCATCTTTTGTAAATGGATCAAAATCTGCCTGGACTATGCTCAAACCACCAGCAACATCATTCCACCTTGGACGCAAACCACCAGCAGGAGTCCCAGCCACTTGTATAATTGGGGAAACTTTCACAAAAGATGGAGTGGTGTACGTAACTGCACCAGACCAAGTAGCCCCAACAGCATAAGCAGCATAACCATCTATTTTACAAGACTCTCCACCATATATTCCCTCCACTTCAAAAGTGACGACGTTACTTGAAGCACCTGTGTTAATCAACCTGAGTAATGAACCAGTTGGTGCAGGATCGCTATCAAGATCACCAGGTGGGACTGTCATAGTGTAAAAGTTAACATTGGTGCCAGCCTCAAAATCAGTCTTAACCAAATCTGGATTACGTGCCCCAATGATCTCCAAGTCCTCTAACCAAACGTAAATGGACATACGAGGCCCATCAGTGGACGGGGACCGACTCACAGGGAGATATTGTTTGTAATGTATTCCACCTAGTGACATCTTCTGAACCACTTCATCTGGCGATGACACTATTGGCATGTACTCCAAATAGCTTGTGTACTTCACCTTGAAATCTACGGCAGTGCTCTTAGCGAAGTCTATTTCAACTCCTGGCAACTGTGTGTAATAGTTTGGCTTATTCATGTAATCAGTTCGCCTATTTGAAGACAAAACATTATCATCATGATCAGCTGGATTATAGTACAAACGGCCTACACCACCCACTTGGGGGGCTGCAGCCAACACCACTCTAAAACAAGTGGTGGCCCTAAACCCTAATGCTCCAGCAAACCTAGAGCCTATTTGAAAATTATTATTAAAAAATTCCCAGTTCAAATTGTACGTTGGTTCAAGTGTTTCAGGGCTGAAGGTTTCCAGAAACTTTGGCCGCTTGACCAAGTTCCTGACATCAGCCAACATTGGGTCATCAGAGTGAGAGAACTGTGGTTGCTCTCGCACCTGATTAACCGGGGCAAAAACCTCACCCTGAAAACTCGACGTCTCATTTTGCACTGAGCTGTTGGGAGCTGCAAGCTCAAGACCAACAGAAGAATTGTTTTGTTCATTTGCAATATTTTCAGCAAGCTAATCTCTCGGGACCCACGCAAGCGCAGTTATCATAATTGCTCAAATCGATATCCCATAGTCAGTTGCTCTGGATTTTAGGGGGGCTGCCCCAGTGCATCCTAAGCAGTAAGGCTAAAAAGCCAACACATTCTTCTAAGGGTTCCGCCACTTAACAATGCTTAATTTCTGACATTTTTCCGCATGTAAGCCGTATATAGCCCTAGAAGTTCCATTTGGACTCAGCCTTTCTAAACTGAGCCTGGTACTCACCCCTGGTTGAGTACTTGGTGGTGTAATTCAAGATCCTCCTAGCAGCCGATGCCACGTTATCGAAATGTGCTTCCCACTGTGAAGGTGGGTGTGCAGACAATTCCATTAAGAGGTTCTCAATGTTTGCTTCAAGCACACCATCCGAAGCTTCTGCAGATGACTTACTGTTCGTGGCCACCCAATATGGACTCTCCAAAATGGAAGACATATCCAAAGGGGCATACACATATTCAGCAGTCATACCCATGGACTCCATCATGTCTGTAAGGAAGCCTCGCTTCAGAAACGTGCACTCTTCCAAAATCCTAGTAGGTTGCTTGGCCTTGTCCTTGGAATCAGTGGTGTACACCATACCATACTTCTCCATGGCTGTTTCCAATGTCATCTGGTTGAAGAACACGCTGGCTTCATCACTCACAGCTACAATATTGTCATCACCAAAGAAAAATCCCTTGACATGTGCCTCAAATTGACCCTGAAATTGCTCTGGAGCCAAATCGTTGTAACACATTATGAACAGAACCATATTGTATATGTTGTTTGCTGTGGTAGTCATTGGGTGCCCAGATGGCAATGATTTAAACCATTGGACGACTGTTCCAATCTGATTAGAATCACCAACAATGTGCCTCGAATGTGACAAATCCATCCACAAAACACGACGGATGTTAGCATTCTCTGGACCATCATCATACCAATCATTGATGAGCTCTATCATCTCGTTATATATTGCCTGCTGAGCATTAGCATCAAATGATTTGTAATCCCCAGCTATGATCTTCTTGCTCACAGAATGCAAACCTTCCTTCAAGGTGCCCCATTCTTTATATGGGTTAATACCAAGACAACACCCTGTCTCAAACCTCTTTTCCATGAGGGCGGCGATAAATGAACCAAAGTACATTCGTACACAAATCAAGTACTCCAGGTTAGTCCCAAAAACTGCTCGAATCTTACCTTCAGCAATCTTCTCTAACTTCAACTTCTCCCTCTTTAGGATGGTCTGACACGCTTGGAAATCCCTTGTTCCTTGACGGGCTAATTCAATCTTTTTGTCCACCCTGTCAAAAAGCTCCTTGACTTGGTCATTTGTTAGGTCAAACTCGTCACCAACGCCAAAGAACTTTGTTTTTGGTTCACAATGAGGCCAACCGGCTCCTGACCTTCTGTTGACAGACCCAATGTATTCATTACCTTGAACACCACAAACTGCCTCCTCCTTGGTCAAGATGTAGCGAGAACAATCAACTGTTGGACCACTAATGATCCGCTTTGCTGTGTGCATGGCACGCTTGATTTTGTCTCTGCTTATCCACAAGACTTTACCAGCGTACTTCATCAAAGCACCTGACAACTTTTTGTCAATCGGATTGAAATCTACAGGGCCCTTAGTTGCTGGACCCCATGCTTCATAGCACTTTGACTTCGTGTACCCACATTTCAAAGAGAAATTGACCCGCTTGTTGGTTTCAAATATGGGTTGCCAAGACGCACCTTCAAATACAAGAGGTAGCTTGACTGACTCGCTTTCCACCAAATCTTCAGGTGGATCCACCTCATCAACTACCTGCCGTTTAATCAAACCCTCCAAAGACGCCTTAGCTTGGTCAATGTCTTCTTGCGTTACTGAACTGGAGAATGCATCATCTCCTGACACCAATGCACCAGTGTGGAAACCGAGTATGCAACGTCCACCAAAATGATTAATCCTGGGGCCTGTCACGAGCGGACTACCACAATCTCCATTCGAAGTGGCAATGCTGTACCTCCAACTACCAAGAACGCTGTAAGATGAGTTGCGGTTAACGTTGACCCTGTCTTGAAAACGTGTGGTGTCAGAAGTTCTGTACTTAATTTGAGGGGTCTTAATCGACCCCACAGACACCAGACACGACTCGAACCGCTTGGTCTTATTACTCAAATCCCAAACATCCTTCTTAGTCAAAAACTTATTGAGCAAGCTGCCCACATGCAGGTGCACATCAACATCAACCATGCACAAGTCTTTGTTCACCAATTCCACCTTACTGTACTTTAAGAACTCAGATGGCGGAATTCTCATGTCCAAATGTGGATTCATACCGTTCTTAAAGACCAAATCACTAAGTGAAGCCTCAGGGTTCAGCTTGATGTACGTCTCAATTATGTTGTAATAATGTGCTGGAACTAATATAGTCCTGCCAGTCAAAGCCAACACATGTCCCACTTTAAATGGTTTCTCAACATCCCAATAGACAATGAATGTGTTCTTTGCCACTTTCTCATAAAGTGGTGGGGCGTTGATGGTGTCTGAATCTGTTCCCAATACAATTGCCTCTGCATAGGAGGGTCCTTGTGGTTCAACTTCCAACTTTCTGAATAAAGTGGACACCAACATTCCAGCCATGGCCTTGACCCCTTTAATAAGCAATATTAAGGCTCCACCACCCAACATATACCGTAAAATGGGATTGGAGTCCAAAAACTTGTTCTCATTAAAAATGGCACCATGCAGCACTGTCCTGACTTGTGACGTCAATTGTGACACTTTGGAGCACAGCTCTCTAGTTTTCTTGACCACATTGAATTCTTCATGAGTAAAGTCAGTGCTCAAGCCCGTTCTCTGATCGTACTCAATACCAGTGTCCGGGTCTTGAATGGATTGGACAATATCAGCAGAAATAACAGTGCTCTTCCTGTTCCAGACTGGACCAAAGTACTCTTTGACCACTTCAACTCTGTACTTGTCGTCATGCTCCATCCTCACACCATTACTGGAAAGAAGACCTTTTTCAAGTGCATGCAGGTATTCTGGCCCTACATTGGTCTCCACGACATGTCTCAACCCAAAAGGAATGGGGAATGCTTGAGCTTCAACCACTTCACCAAATCTCTCCTTTATGGTGCGCTCATAAATGGTCCTATTGGCATCAATGAGTCGCTGGTGTATGTGTTGATTGCGTGTAACACTCTCCACGATCATGTCGACTACCTCACGAAATGTGTAGCACTCGTCTGATGTCTTACCCACAGAATAATCGTGTTTATAAAAACACCAGGCATCTTCTGGAATGACACCATGTCGAGCAATGTAGTCGTCAACCTTGTTAACATCCAAAGCATCATGCTCAAAGTGCATACCGTCAACTTGGTAACAATCTTTGCGAAACAACTTGTTCACGCCGACTTTATAACCATGTCCAACTCTCCTAACAACTGCCTCTGGATTGTACACAGTGACAGCAGCTCGCTCCATGAGATTAACGGTGTTTGTGGTGGCAAGAACACAAATGCTCCTGAAAAACACCTTGCCCTTGCGTTCAAGATCAGCCATTGGCAATTCGTAAGACCACCCATTAATCATACGGACTAAAGCTGCACACTCATTGTTGGGACCACCCGCTAGCACTTTCTCCATGAAAGCGTCGTCCATGACAGCTATAGGCTGTTCAACATAACTGGAAGCGTACGCATCCCCTTGTGCTGGAGTGTAAATACCAGCTTCTGGGTTTTTCAATAGATCAAGCTTCTCCTTTGACAATGTACGTGCAAGGATTTGCATGGCAAGGTGATTCATGAAGAAACTCTTACCAGCCCCTGAGGGTCCACAAAACAGGACAAACTCAGGCTTGACTCTAGAATTAACAACTGCAGAGAAACTCGCACTATTTAAAGTGCAAACATTCCTCAACAAGTTGAGTGTTCTGGAAATCAATGGTCCTGCACTCGAGTTGTTCTTGTACATCTTGTGATAGTGTTCACCCTCTTCAAGTAACTGTCTCAGAAGGTGGATGGAATCAATATTCATCTTGCGATCGACTACTGTGTACTCATTCACAATATGATTCACGTTGTCCACCCACGTGTCCACTTCCCTCTGTCCAGATTTAAACAGAGAAAATTTCTTATCAGATCCACAAATGCGAGAAATGTAATTAACAAAATTCTCACAAATTTCCAGTGAAAACCTGACAAAATCAGCTACCTTGTTGGCCTTATATGCTCCCTCGCTAGCTGTCTTAATGGCAGTGAGGAGGTTAAAGTCCATGTGCTCTCCTTTGGTGAACATATCTACCACCTTCCCTGCTCCTTTCAATCCAATTGTGGCAGCAGTGACTGCAGCTATAGTATTCTTGACCGCATCCAAGTTGATGGCAACCCCAGACTGGGACTCAACCACCTCCTCACCTTGGGACTCATGCCCACTGGTGTCAATTCTGGAAAAGAGGTCCTGAATGACATCCTTGACCTTACCAAAAATTGAAGGAGACAATGCTACCATAATAGTCAGCAAAATGTTAGCCAAATTAAGTGATCCTTTGATCCCCAAAAACACTATACCAGTGAAAATGGGAACGAACCAGATCAACCTATTCATGGTCGACATCATGGCACCTATTGTTTCAGGAATGGAATTCCCAATGTTCTCAAAGGTGCTCACGGCTGTACCAAAATGGCCATTAAAACAGTCCAAAACTTGAGTCTTAAATGTGTTGAGAAATTCAAGAGTGTTTGACCCCAACTTGTGGTTTATGGGGATACCAAACCCTTGGCTCTCAACTAATCCATCAAATATGTGTGCGACTTTACTAGCACGCATCTTCCTAAATTCCTTATCGGCTGCCTTTGATTGCTGCTTCTCCAGCAGCTCCCTCTGGCGAGCCAAATTTATGGCTTGTGCCCTACTCTTGGCCCATACATCAGTCAGCCATTTCCTTTCTAAATACTCCTTTCTAGTCATGCGCTCTTCACGAACGCCATCTTGCATCGAAGAACTGCTCTTTGAAGACTTGACATAGTCAGACTTCAAGTGGTGTGTGTGTGTTGGTGCCATGCTCATATCATATAGACCACGAGCAAAACCACCAGACACACACACACCACTTTGTATTTAACAAAGTGGTGTGGTGTCTGGTGCGACACAAAGGTGTTACCACCCCACAATAAATTGTGGTCCTATATGCCTGCTCCGGTTTTATCCACTTACGTGTTAGACCATCACGGCGAGACACAGGCATTGAGTCGGCTGTTTTGCGGCCCTCCCTTACGGAGTGGGGCCAAGAGTTTGGTTTGTTGTTTAGCAATTTGATAACTAGGTGCTCTCTAGCTGGCTTGAATGCAGGATCTTCCCCCGCAGGATTGCCCGTTCGCCACCGGGTTCCTATTGTTACCTAACCAGGCTTTATGTTTGTTTGTTTGGTTGAAGCTGTGTGATTTTAGTGCGAATATGACCATAAGTGCACTGCTTTAATTCAGTTGACCGTTAAGTGGTATCTATGCAGATGATTGGTTAGTAAATCTACACAGACCTGCTTCCGCTATCAAAAGAACCTATACACAATAATATGCAAATATAGTTTAAACGCAACTAAGAAAATTGTTGCTTCGGCCGTTCTCGGCCAGCGAGCAAATAGACCCC